AAAACAACTTTAGAAGTCTCGCTTCATAGACTCAAGATATGCGCCGAACAAATCAAGCTCGGAGTACGGTTCACGCCGGGGAGTCCTAGCGCTGTAACCTGCGAAGATATTGAAGTGGTAGTAAGCCCTAATCAAGTCTTACCGCATAAGCACGAAATCACTCCTCTTTCTTCTTCTTCGAAGTAAGTTTTTTAAATATATTTTTAACCGCCGGTTTTATTACAGAAAGCAAAAGCGGGGATGATGCCGCGATTAATGCAATTGCAGCCGTTGAGACTGCGGTGGCTGGTGTTGGAAGATATTGCTCTATAAATGCAACAGGCTCCCAAATTATTTCACATTCACCCGACAAGCCAACCTTATGCCCTAAAACTCTTTCCAGTTTCTTTTCGTTTCTATAGTCGCCAACTCTTTGATCGTTTGGTCCAGGACAAGGCTTGAATACTTCCTCTTTCTTTTCTTCTGGAATCTTAGGAGTAGGCGCTTTTGTCTCAGGGATTGGCTGGGGTTCTTGTTTTACTGTTTCCTTTTCTTCTATCACCTTTATATCTTTCGGATTCCAGTCCATAGGATAAAAACTCGGTATTCCTGCCCCTCCATCACAGGTAGTAAACACACCATTGGGATCATCAATAAGAAGATTTGGATTTAAATTTTGATCTCTATGTTGATAGCTACAACCCGGAACTTCTATTCCTAAATATGACCCTATTGGAATTTCTTTAATAGTTATATCTCTAATACTAATTTCAGGAATCTCTGGAATCTTTATTTCGCTCATTAGTTTTTTTCTTGTGTTCTTTAATTAATTGCGCTTCTAACCATTCCGTTTGAGCTTTTTCTATCGCTTCCTTTTGCTTCTCTTTCTCAGTCTTACGCTTATACAAACAGTTTCATTTAAAGGGCAATTTAGGTATGGCTTTTGTTGGTGCGGCTGGGCCTGTCATCTTTGGCAGTTGTTTACCAATAGCACCCGGCAAAGCTTTTGTTATATCACCCATAATTGCGTTTTTAATCTTTGCTTGACCCTGTGGGCTAGTGAGATACTTATAAGCAAAAAATCCAGAACCAAGAGTTCCAGCGATTAAAACAAAACTAGCAATTGCTAATCCATCAATAATCTTACGCATTGAGTTAAAGCCACTATTCCGCCATAATAAACCTATCGACTAAATAACGCATGTATGACAACTTAATTAGGGATGCTTTTGTTAAAGCAGTTGGCCCAGCCTTAATTATGATATTTGCTGTAACTGCGAGCCTTTCACCTCTGTACTTAATTCTTAAGTTCCAATCAAACCAGTTGCTCTTAAACGAGAAAGAACAAGCTCAAGTTTCGCTTCAATTTCAACGCAGTAGGCCAATAATTCATCGTTAGTAGGTGAAGCAGTATTGCTAATATTAACGGTTCCATCTGGGGTTGGCAGAGAGCCACTGCCTAGACTATAAGCCAAATCTGTCACAGGATCAGGCTGATTGCATGGGGTCTGACCATAGAACGCTATCTTCTGACCTGTAGCTGTCCCTATCTTTGTCCCTGTGCTTGTATTCGCTGCAATATTTACTGCATCACCAAGAGTTAAAAGATTAGCGTCAATTGATAGCTGAGTCGTTAAGGTTCCATCATCCATTACTTTGAAATTTATTTCTCCATCTTCTGTCGCGTCAGAGGCATCAATTATTTTTGCTTCTATAGATGCATAATCAATTTGCTCAGGTGTCCCGGCGTCGTTCTTACCTCTGAAGAAAATAGTTGAAAGCAAATCATTATCCTGTCCTGCACCTGATGCGCCCCGTCTAGAAAATAAAGTTATATCGCTAGTTGATCCTGCATCGTTAGCACTACATTCAATCCATAAAGCTGGGCCTGCACTAGCTGTTGTTATATGTAATGGATATAAAGGTGTTGCTTCATGAACTCCAACTTTGTCGGCTGATAATCTTATTCTGCTGGCTAATGTCCCACTAGCTGACGACATTAAATCAAGTATTCCATCTTCTGCGCCATTAGTTACGGTTTTAATTGAAGAAGTAATGGAAGCATAATCATGAGCATTGCCACCTGAATCCTCACCTCTTAAAACAATATTTCCTAAGTTGTCAGCATTAGCAGGGCTAGCAGAATTTCTATATAGAACGAGGTCGGGTGCTGTATCCGCACCTGCATCACTGTTTTCTAGAATAATTTGGTCAGTCGTGTCCGTACTAAACAAATGAAGTTGAGCCGCTGGAGTTCCTGCGCCTAATTGCAATCCACTTGATTGAAATGAACCTACAAGAGTTTGGTTAATAGAAACAGAAAGAGTATTAGCGGCTGATCTATAAAGACCCGTTGCACCACTGTCAGCCGTCCAACCTAAAGAAGGCGTTGCAGCACTTCCACTAGGCATAGCCCGAAGGAGTGTTGTGTACTGGATCTTTTTGTTTTTAGCAGAGTTTGATGACTCGCTAGAGTCAATGATCTGAACAATATCATCTGCAACAGGTGCAGTTAGTTCAGTCAGTGCCGTGATCTTTCGATCAGCCATTTTTTACTCCAATGATACGTCTGGGTCTTCCTCTTTTGGAGGGTCTAAGATATCTAATTCCTTCAATCTTTCTTGAAGACTAAAGGCTCTTTCTCTTAGCAAGTTAGCAGCGTTTTGCGCTTGATCCATTTCTTTTAGAGCTTGCGTAAGCTCTTCATGTAGTTGGATTTTTCTTTCTTGAATCCCCATTAGTATTTTTTCTTGCCATCTACAACTGCTTTATCAATTGCAGTAAAATCTTCGCTTGTCCAAATAGAGGTAGTTCCATCCTCTTTTTTGTAAGCCTTGATTATCTCAAGGTGCTCGACGTTGCGCTTTATTTTGGCTTTGTAATCATCATCACTTTCACGTGATTCTTGAGCTGTATTAATGACAGTTACACTGTCTCCAGCAGCAGAGAAAATCTTCGCTACTTCATCAGCAGTTTTTTCGGCCATTTTTTTATAATGAATGGGTTTAGTTTAGCCCCCTTCTAGGGCTGTAACTTTTACGGATAACTCTTTAATTGCATTAATAAGAATAGGTACTAATTTCGAATATTGCATTCCATAATTTCCTTCAGGGTTTATATGACTAATAAGCATATTATCTTCTGTATCTCCATAACCATGCTCTTTTTCTACTTCTAGTTCTTCTTGCGCAATTAAACCTACATTCAATTGAGAAGCTTTTTTGCTTCCATCAGGGGTTCCATCTTCGTAATTGCTTCTCATATCCCATCTATAGGTTACAGGATTTAATTTATTAATCCAAGATAATCCATGAGTAAAAGGTTCTATATCTGTTTTATCTCTTCTATCTGATGTGACAGTCCAATCTACTTTAATATAGGCGTCAGAAATGTTATTTTCACCTAAACAAATTCTATTAGCATGATTGCTAAGAGTTCCTGATGGTGAATTTGATCTTCCTGCATCATTACCTAACACAAGATTATTTAATCCAGTTGTAATATTATATCCAGCCGAGTTACCTACAGCCGTATTAGAATTTGCTGTTTGTAAATTATATAATGCAAATGGACCAACCGCCACACTTCCCTCTGCGGTTGTAGCGCTTATACCTGAATCTTTACCGATAAATACATTATTTTGACCTGTTGTGCATGAAGCACCTGATCCTTCTCCAATAGCAGTATTATTATCCCCTGTTGTTACTGCGTATAAAGAACTAGAACCTAGACCTACATTATAATCTCCAGTAGTGATTCCTGAACCAGAAAAATATCCTATTAAAGTATTAGTATGTCCTTCAGTTATTGCATCCCCAGCTCGGGAACCCATAACGGTATTTCTATAACCTGTAGTATTTGCAGCTAATGCATCATAACCAAATGCTGCATTGTCACTCGCAGTTGTATTTGCACCTAATGCTCCTCCACCTACTGCAGTATTATAATCTCCTGTGGTATTTGCATCTAAAGCATAAGAACCAACAACAGTGTTATAAGTTCCAGTTGTATTTGCATACAGTGCCTGGTTACCTATCCCAGTATTAGCATTCGCAGTTGTATTTGAATATAATGATTCTCTTCCAATTCCTGTATTATATTGACCTGTTGTGTTTCCAGCTAATGCTGAATAACCAAAAGCAGAATTAGGTGAACCTGTTGTATTTGCAGTTAAAGCATTCCTACCTACAGCAGTATTATTATCTGCTGTGGTGTTCGCATCCAGAGCACCACGTCCTATAGCTATATTATTTTCTCCTTCAGTATTTGCTAATAAAGCTCCCTCACCCACCGCAACGTTATTTTGGCCTGTTGTGGTTGCATTTGCTGCGTTATATCCTATAGCAGTATTATTATGCGTTGTACAAGCTGATAAAGAAAAGTGTCCTATAGCAACATTAGAAGCACCTGTTACTGTTGCATCTAATGCTCCTGTACCTACTGCTATATTGCCTGACGCTGTAGTGTTTAAACCCAATGCATCTCTACCAATTGCAACGTTATAATTTCCAGTCGTGTTTGCATCAAGCGCACCTTTTCCGCAGGCCGTATTACCAGCTCCGGTAGTATTTGAACCCAATGCATCTTTACCTACAGCAGTTAAATTAGAACCAGTAGTGTTTGAACCTGCGGAAGACTTACCAATGGCAGTATTCGTAGTTCCGGTAGTATTGTAAAACAGTGAAGACCTACCAACAGCAGTATTTTCAGCGCCGGTATTTGTTTTTAACGCACCCGAACCAACCGCAGTTGATTCATCTGCAGTTGTGTTTGTAGATAAAGCTTGATAACCAATTGCCGTGTTTTCAGTTCCAGTAGTGTTTGCGTCTAAAGCGTATGAACCGACTATAGTGTTCGCCGCACCTGTAGTTATAGCGTTTCCCGCAGAAAAACCTATAGCAATATTATCCGCTGCTCCATTACATACTTCTAATGCTGTATGACCTATAGCTACGTTTCTTGAATCATCATCCGAAGTCGTTAAAGCATAAGCTCCGATAGCTATGTTATACCCGCCGGTCGTTAAAGCGTCGCCTGCTGCGTAGCCCAGTGCACAATTCGAAGCGCCCGTTGTGAGGGCCGCAAAAGCTTGACCTCCCACCCCAGTATTCGCAGCGCCTGAAGTACAAGCTGTTAAAACGTTTTTACCAATAGCTGTATTATTTTGACCTGTAACTGCAGCATCTAAAGCAGTCTCACCAACAACAGTATTTCCAGCAACAGAGTTAGCACCTTTACCAACAATAACGCTATTTATTACTGCATCTTCGCTCATCGTCATGCCGCCATCAAGCTGCCTTAACTCAATCCATCCGTTATTTGCAGCATTCCTCATCTTGAGCAATGCGTTTCCAGTGTCGGCCCAGAGCATATAAGCAAACGTCGTTGACGGTTCTGATCCGTTGCTATTCAAACTGACAACTGCTGATAAACAGTTATTTAAATCTGTTCTGAAACTTGAGCCTGATTGATTGGCTAAATTATAATCATGAGTTGCCATAAGTCAGTGATAGCAATGGTTTTGAGAATTAATGTCCAGATATGCCTACGTAGGCATATTAGCTTCCTTCAGCACCATAGCCGTTGGCTAGGTATGAGAAGTTGCGGTCTTGACTAGACCCGCTGCTATTCTTAAAGTGTACTGTGAATCCTGTTCTAGATTCACTTGTTACTTCATAATAGTCACCTGTAGCCAAATTATTTGCAGTTATTCCTAATTTAGGTGTTTGATAGAAAGCCTTCGCATAAGTAACAGCTTTAGCACCTGCCCCAGAGCCATATGAATTACTCTCTGTTCTAGATTCAAACTGCAAAATATAGCCAAGTTCATCAACCATTGGTGTTTGATCGGCTGTTGTAGAAGAAAGATCAACCTTGAACTGAAATACTCGGCCTGTATAACGCCCTGATTCCATTGGAGTCCATACCCCATAAGTTTGTGAATTTTCCTGCAACATGTCGCTGCCATCTTCTAATAAGATTTTATCTGAATCTTCAGTGATGATGTCATCAGCAGCAGGTGCATCATTACTCTTTCTAAAATAAACATTAGCTGTTGTTTCATCTGGTAAGGTTCCATCAAAATCTGTCCACCTATCAATATTCGTTGTACGAGCATCTAATGTATCATTCGGTAATAAGCCTCTTGTTGTTAATGTACGCTTAAAAATAACTGTAAATACAGCACCTAAATCTACAACGTTATTAAAGAAATAAGTTCCTGAAGTGTTTAGAGAACCAAGAAAATCTATAGAGGCCCAATCATCAATATCGTCTGGTTCATCATCCCAGAAGTCAGTGCCATCAAGTACTAAAGCATCATATTCAGAAACATATATCACCTTATCTTTTTGACCTTGGAAAGGTGGGCTGTCTGTATCTTCTCTTCTTACGGTTTGGTTTAAGCGTGGAAGATTATCAGGCAAATCAATAGTTGCACTTGCTTCATTTGCACTCTTATTACCATTCTTATCTTTAAATTTCACCATGTATTCGCCTTCAATAATTGGTAAAACAACAGCGTCAGTATTTGTTTGAACCTCTCTTAATAACGTACTATCTGACCATGTTCCTGTACCATCTGTTTTTGAAGAATGGCGAATAATGGAAGTTAAATCAGAAGTATTACCACCCCAAGTAGAAGGAATACCGTATCTGAAAGTTACTTCGTCTTTACTAGACGCTTGAATACTTACCCTCTCAGGATCAGGAGGTAATTCAATAGGGGTTGGATCATCATCACCTGGCCCACCACCAGAGTCAGGAGTAGGCACGACAATTGTCTGCTTTGTCCAAGGCGATGTTCTGCTAATTGGTGCAGGCCCAACAGCTCTAATTTCAACAGTTAAAGAAGTTCCCGAAGCTAAACTATCAATATCAAGAATAGTGTTAGAGCTAGTAATTACTGTGTAATTACCCTCACCTATTTTCCATTTAATTTCATAATTAACACTTGCCCCATTAGTTCCTCTAGACCAGTTCCATGTAATTCTGTTTACGGTATTATTGTTAATTCGTATTTCAGAGAAAGACCAAGTTAATCCGGTAACACTATTTGGCGCATCATCAAATGTAGTTACATCTTCAAATTCAAGAGCTGTTCCTGTATCTGCTGTTGAATAAATACTGTCATTAAATTCTGTAGCTGTAATTGTATAAGTTCCATCGCCTTTTTCATCAATAGATAAACATCTAAATTTCTCTTCTGTTACTGCTGTAGAAGAGATTGACCATACAGATTGTGCTTGAGGTGCTGCACTGAAAGCAGAACAAGTAATAACGGCCCCAGCAACAGAACTAATATCTCTTATCTCTCTATCACCATCAGGCATAATGCAAGTTATTTGATGATTAGTACCACTAGGCAAAGAAATAGTCTGATCACAAGTTATAGCTGTTGTTGTTGCACTTGAGACTCTTCCTGCTAATCTTGCGCCTTGACGCATTTCATCAGCTATTGCAAAAACTTGCCCAGGGAAAACTGCAACACCTTCTAATCCTGTAGAAAAACTAACTACCCCTTTGTCTAATTCTTCTACAGCCATTAACCAACGGCCTAATCTTTGTGCCTGCCATTTAGAAGTGCAACCAAACGCAAATAGCTCCTTATTTTGATACCCATATTTAGTAATTAAATTATAATCTTCTACAACTATAAAATTAGGTTTATAAAAATTATCTGGATCATTATATCTAACTCTAATTGATGTACTTCTTGTTTTAAGTGATGTACCTGAATAGGTAAAAACACCACCAATTACGCTTGAATTAGTGTAAAGATGAACAGGATCAATATCAGTCCCGTCAAGGTTTCCATGATCTCCTGTTAACTGTATCTTGTTTGAAGCCCAATATGTCATTCCACGGAAAGCACTAGCTAAATCTCTAATAACAGAATATGCATCGTTTTGGCTTCCTATTAATGTATTAATTGCAAATCTTGGTTCCTGTGTTCCGTCTGGAGTTGTTACTAATTGATTTGCATATTGACAAAGCGGGTATAGATCGATCCAATTTAGATTTGATGCTGCAACAAAATCACCTGCTCCCCAAATATTATTGGTACACATTGCATAGAAAATACTTACAGGGCATGTTGTCCAACGGGTAGATAAGGAACCATCAAAACTTAAGCCATCTATAAAATCTAGGCTTCCATCTTCTCTAACATCACAATTATTAGGTATGCCCACTTTTACGCCCTTCACTAAATATGCCCTAGTCGGCAGAGCATTGAATTGTTTTGTCGAAAGGCTTAACCCAACACATGCGGTATAAGGGTACGCACTTCTAAGCTCTTGTTTTTCAATTAAGCTTGTCCAAAAAACTCTATTTCCCCTGTGTGTTTCTAAAGGGGTATCTTCTGGCAAATCATCGAAAGAAGTATATTTGACTTCAAAATCATCCTCATCCCGTGTGATTTTTTCTACTTTTATATTCCACGGGCCTATTCCTGGAAGTTGTATTTTAGGCGTTTTTAATTGATAGTCACTTGTTGAAATACCTGTTAAATTTTTTACCCATACTGGTTCCCCATAACTGCCACCTTGATCCTGAATATAAACACGTAAACGAATAGTTGCATTGAATAATTGCCCTTTTGCCAAACCTTCTCTTGCAGAAGCAAATAAGGAAGGAACAGAGAAAAGTAATTGTATAGATTCAACTTCAGTATCTGTTATTTGTCTAACAACCCTACCGCCGCCATAATCACGAGATGAAACTAAATTGCTAGAGTTTAAAGTTTCACTATAATTTGAACCTATTTCTGTATTTATATTTGTAAGAGTAGAAACCCCATTATCTGAATATCCGCTAAGTTTGCCTTGTGTAGATGTTCCAAGCCTGAAATCCCAATTAACACTATCTGTATCAAAATTGTCTGTTCCATCAGCCGCTTTTATCGGAGTTTCGTTTAGGTAGACTCCTTTATCAGCGCCAACAATTCCTTCAATAGTACCTTCACAAAGAAGATCAATAATTTTAATTGTAGAGGTGGAATTTAAGCCCATTGTTCTTAATTATCTTGGTAAAAGATTATAACCATATTGCTTTATTCTAAGTGTATTTATATTTGTATCACAGCTATAATTCTTTATTTGTATAATAAAATCATACCTATCCCCGTTTCTTAATTTCCCCACTGGGAACCAATGCGCCCATCTATACTCTTGTGATCCTGTCATTAATCCTTGAACTGTAATAGGAATAGTATTAACATCTCTGCTTCCTTCTTGACTACGAATAATAAGTTCAAATTGTATGTATCCTTCAACTTTAGTTGAATTTTCATCTCCTACTCGTGCATATAATCCATTATTTAATTCAAACGCGCACATGAAATATTTATAGCTGGTTCTGCCTGTCATCTCACAAAGAAAATAGTGATAAAATTGCCTGCCTGTTTGAGTTATATTTACATGTTGAGGTGAAAATAAAGACTGATTTTGGTTAAGTAAAACCGCTGCACCTCCAAGTTGACCAGGAGCATAAGTTCTTGATTGAATACCGCTTGTACTATTCCAACCGCTATCTAATTTTTGGCCTTGAACTCTAATTGTGTCAGGAGATGGAACCCCAATCCATTCGTTTAGAGGATCAGATTCATCAGCTACTTCTATATCAGCAGAAATAATATGACTACCTATTAAAGCCTTCCCAAAACAAACAGGAATAGTAGCTCCTGCCCCTACCGAGTTAGCTGCGCCTGTATAGGCATAACTTTGTCTGCCATCTGCTCCTCTTATTAATGATTCTGGGCCGCTATCTCTAACAGCACCCACACGTTCTGTTATTTGTTGAGGAGCAAGTGCTTGACTAATACCCCCTAATGCCATTGCAATACCAATATTCCCTCCAATTGCTATAGCAGAAGCAGTTGTTCCTGAAACTATCGCTCCTGATGCACCTGCCCCAAAGCCAAAACCTCCGCCAGCTCCAAGGGCAGCACTACCTCCAAGCGTGAAATATGCCAACCCGATCAAAGCCGCACCCATTAAAATTTGATCGAATCCGTCACCACTACCAGCAATAACAGGAGCAATGATTAAATCCTTGCTACCCAAAGGCAGCAACATATCATCTAATGTAAATTCTGTTTCTGATTGAATAACTTTATAGCCGACACCATTCTTTTTTGATTCAAGTAATTCTTTCCTAAATTCAGGGTAATTAAGAGCAAGTAACCTTATTGCATCGACAGGGGTACGCAACCCATGATATTCATGAATAGCACCGAATTGTTCCCCTAATTCATCTAGGAGTATTACCCGCTGCATACCTGAAAATTGCCTCCGTTCTTTTGACATAGTAGGCGCTAAATGGTTCTATGCGGGATAACGAGTTCCTTTTTTGATGCAAAATTCTTTCGTTTGGTAAGAGAATCGCTGCGTGCATTGGGGTCTTAGTACCAATACGCATTAACAGGACATCATTTGGTAAGCGCTCATTAAGTGGAATTTCTATAAATCCTTTTTTAGGAAGTTGATCTAAAAAAATACTTTCACAAGTTTCTAATTTCAACGGTCTTATATATTCAGGCAATTGTATTCCTAAGAGTTGGTAATAATTTTTTAATAAGGAATAGCAATCTGTTGTGCCATAGTCCCATTCAAGCCCAACTAAGGATTGATAATTAACCATTTATCTTCTGGTATTAGATAAATATGCCACGGGATTTTAGTACGAGCACAAGCTTGTTTGTCAGCAGGACTTGCTGGCCCTCCTTTTGGATGGGAGTGAACAATTGCCTCTATCTTCCCATTCTGTCGTGCTTTTATATAGTCTCTAGGTTCAAGGATAAAATCATTATCTGGTTTGTCAGCCATATTTCTACAGGGCCAATATTTACCCTTTACTACAACACCACAAGCTTCTTTAGGTGTATCTTTTAAAGCGTGTTCTTTTGCCTTACATCTGAAGTCTTGCACTTGGGAATCCTCCAAAAGGCAAATCAGTGTTGCCTGGAAATTTAGCAGCACAATCTGAATATTTATGTCCACAAGTTGAATCTGATCCTGCATAAGTGCATTCAGTCCCTCTAAATATCCAAGGACAATGTTCTAAAACTTGACGACGAGGGAGACGTACATTTAACAGGTCCATCTTTGTAGACAATTCAAATTGAACAGCGTTTATAGTTTCAGATACAACTCGATCTATATACCAAGTATCATCACCTTCAGCGATTGCCGTAGGATCGGCTGTTGTATTTGTACCGCTTGTAAAATTAACAGCATCTAAGAATTTTTTAAAAGTAGTTATTCTGACGATCTTTGCATTTAATGGATTATAAGCAGTCATTAAAGCAGATATGACACTGTTAGCATTAGCGATTGTAAAAGTTGGCCTTGGTAATGTTCCTGTTGTTGATCTTTTAAATCCAGTCATTTCGCAAGGCACAGCACTATATGTAATCGAGTTGAAAACTATGTCTCCATGTATTTCATTTGTACCTGAGTGGTAGTAATAAATAGTGTCTGTTCCGTTAACAGCCAAGGTCATATGTAATTGGAATAATTCAATAACTGCTGATGGTTCGAGTAATTGAATTTGTTCTTGAACTGTATTAGGTACGGCTGCTGTTGTGAAAGTGTATGCAAGGGCATCGTCTGTATTGATTTTGCTTTCAATGCCTGCATATGATTCCCCAGCAGCATTATCAAAAGCTGTTGCATCAATGAAGACGTAATATTGAGTAGACGCTAATAAATCACTACTAGGATTAACAGTAATAGTAGTTGTACCCGTTCCTGTAACTTGTCCGCTAGTTACATCAATAGTCTCTACAACAGAATCATCTGCATATTTATAAATAACAATATTGCCGGTTTCTCTATCAACTGCTTCTGAAAAAACAAGAACAATATTAGAATTTGTTGCTACGTTTCTTGCTGTGGTAGCAGGTGTTGAACTTGATAAAGTTGGTGCGGTCATGCTTCAGCTACCTGTTCAAAAGATGCTGTAATTGTTGATAAATTTGCATAGGGTAAAACCCGGCTCCATTCTCTACAAATATATTTAGAGCTTGATGATTCACCGGGTGCAGTATAATCAAAGTTCTCAACACCTGCCCTAGCATCTAGAAAAGTTTCTATTTCATCAGCATCAGTATCACTTAGATTATTCCAATTAAAATTCCAAATTTTAAGGTTTTGATTAATACCAAAGGTTGAACGTTGAGAATATCCCGCAAATTGTGCAGTTCTTGTATTAGGTCGGCTTATCTTGCTTGCACTGTAAGAAGGTGCAACTGTAGTTGGGAAATTAGCCATAGTTTAGGTATATAGAAGGCCTCCGGGCATACGCTCTTTAACTAATTGCTTTTGTATTGCTGCGGCTATAGATTCTCCTAACTGTTTTGCTTCTCCACCATTAGCATTAACGTTTGATTCTGTTGCGTTAACACTCACATTTATATTTGTTGCCCCACCTATTTTATGGTTAGGTGTAATGTTTCCGCTTGATCGAGGTGTAAAGATTTCAGGCCCGCGCTCACCAACTACATAAGGGCTTCCACCTCTAACAGGGCCACCCGCAGCCATACCTGGAAGCGCGTAAGGAATACCCTTCCATCCAGAATTTCCACCTTTAAACATATTGCCGAACATTCCCGCTAATGGGCCTGTAATTGATTGCTGTATTTGAATACGAACCATATCAGCAATAATGCTATCGGCTAAAGACTTGAAATCCAGCTCCCCGGTAGTGATAAAGGAAACAAGAGCATCCTCCATTCCTTTTATTCCTTTTATTACTACGTCCGCCATCATTTCACCTGACGACTTTAAAGAGTCATTAAAAGACTTTAATTTTGATTGCATTTGAGTGCCAAACGTTTTATCTAATTGCGTTTCTAATGCAGCGGCTTTTTCTGTTCCTTTTTGGTAATAATCTTCACCCGCTTCTGATTCACCAGAAATAAGCTTATTTAATTGTGGAATATTAGATTGAAACCTTGCTTTTGCTTCATCTACATAATCATCACCTAAAATTGCTCTTAAATTTTCTTTCTGTTGAGTTGTAAATCTAGTTCCAAGATCCTTAGCAATATTTACTCCACCACCTAATAATTTCTTTACCCATTCAGGGGTTAGCCTATCTACTGTCTCCATCATTTGTTTAACTCTATTTATTATCGTTTCGCCAAGTTTTCCTATTTCTTGGAATAATTTAGCAACACCAAAAACAGTTACAGCTATACCTCTAATAGCTCCCTCTACAAAATTAAAGAATCCAGACCAATCATTATCACTACCTAGAATGTCTCTAAAGACTTCAGTAATTGCATTTAAAGCTGGTAACAACGCATCAGAAAGTTGTTTTCTAAATCCATCAAAACCAAAACTTAGCATTGTTAATTGATCATTGAAATATTCAGCATTAGCCGCAAAGCCTTCACTTGTTTCATAGTTCCATTTATTTAAAGCATCACTTCCTTCATTCAACATTGGTATTAATTGCGCCCCTGATCGACCAAATATCTCCATTGCTAAAGCCGCCTTTGTTGCCCCGTTTGGCATATCTCGAAAACGATCAGCAATATTTCCTAGTAGAACTTCAGAAGTCTTTAAGGTCCCGTCAGCATTTCTAACGCTAATACCTAAAGCCTCATAAGACTCTGAATAAGTTTTTATTCCTTGGTCAGCTTCCCTTTGTGATTGAGCTAAACGTCTTAAGCCTTTTTCTATAGTTGCTTGTTCAACACCTGCTAATTTTCCAGCGTTTACATAAGCTTGTAATTCATCAGCAGCTATTCCAGTTTGTCTGCTTAGTTTTCCAAAAGCATCGGCTTGATCTATCGCACCTTTAACAACTCTAGTAAAAGCGCCCGCCGTCAGAATCAAGGCCATTGCCTTAAACGCTGTATTAACGCTTAACGCTGCCATCCGAACATTTTTTAATCTTCCTTGTAATCCCTGCATGGAATTACCCATGCGTTTTAAACCAGCTTGCCCCTTAGTCTTAAGAGACAGCAGCATATCAAATTTTGCACCTTTAGCCATTTATTTCTTCTCCTTATTAAGAAGTTCCATTACCGTAATCTCTAATAATTGAAGATCTTCAAACACTTCAGAAAGATTCGGTATTTCTAATAGTCTACCAACACTTAATACGTCTGAGTAGCAAAGGCCTGTTAATGTTCCAAGTCCCCCTACTCTCCATTGCGTCTGAATACGTAAAAACCAATTTATAACTTCCCAATTTTCTTCCCACACTTCAAAATCTTTCTCTGGTTCTTGCTCAGGTAAAACAATACCTAAAACTTTTGCATCTTCTTGCGTCTCATCAATTACGCCGCCTTTACAAAAATACTCAGCGGCGTCTATTAGTTTTTTCTTTTTGCTCCCGCAATGCTGTCAAAAAATGCTGTTGCTATAGCTGTTGCTACTAAAGGAACATCAACCAATTGACTTAACGCAACCTTGGAAAATTTAACAGGATTCCCATCATCATCGTCTATTCCATCCCAACCAATTAAAACTTCATTTACTACATCAACATCGTTTAAATCCCCCGCCTCTATCAGTTGCCCCATCTCTCTAACTCTAGATTGGGTAATGCGTCTAAATTCACCATCAAAAGTATGTCTTTGATGCTTCCCACCATCTACAGGAATATCTATAGATACAGGCCATTTATAAGTATTGGATTGCTTTAGGACAAAAGACATAAAAATAATACGCTTGCATAGTAAGCCTAAGCCCAGCTTAACTTATTGGCAATATTTAAGTATATGCAATTGATAGTTCGTTATTGCCTGCTGTTGTAGGTGTTGCCACGAATGGGAGGTTTAACATTTGTACGCCGTCTGAATCTTCATAAGTTGGCTGCCCTAAGTCAGTTTGTGGACAACTAAGAGTTACCTTGTTACCAGCAGTCGTTCCGTGTAAAAAAGTGTTAGTCCCAGTACTTGACCCTGTTGCATCTGTAAAAAAGTTATGAGCCGATAAAGCTACCGCTTCTACACTTGCGCTCCCAGATGGCGCCCTGTTAGTTATCATCACTTCTTTAGTGCCACCTACTAATTCTCTATAAACTGTGTCGTTATTCATGTCAAGTGACCATGATTGTAAAACGCCTCCATATCCAAACAAAGCAAAAGCAGAAGTATTGCCATTCTTAAATAATAAAGGCTTAGTAGCGTTAAAGGTTGGGGCTGGCACTGCCTGATCTGTTGGAGCGTTATAAATCCCGGTCATAGAAAATGAAATTACAGGGATCTCGTTAACACTGCAATTAATCGAGAATGTACCCCTGCAACCTGTGACCTTATGTCTAACCCCGTCGATATTGCAGTAAATGCAACATGAACTAAAAGAAGTACTAACAGGAGCGTAAGTATTGCTAGTTGAACTTACTGTTGTGACGGCTAAACCGCAGCTTTTTAAAAGCGGAGCATAGGCAGGTTCGTCACCGGCTGTGCCACTTCCTACCATTTCCACGTCCGCCGTCACGTTGACTCTTGTGTTGGCTAAAAGGGTTTCATATACGCCGAGATAAGGCCTAATTAGATCCCTGCTTACTTCGTCAGACTGGACAGGTTCGATCGTTAAATCTCTTACTAAAATTCCATTACTTCCAGCCGTAGGGGTGGGATCTGTCCCATAACTTGATTCCAGTTTGCAGAGTAGCGTTCTCTTCCTAGTTAGCTTTGGCACGGCACAACAAAATCAACAATATGCTTACATCATAAACCTTTATTGCTATTTAGCCGTATTACTGGGTGATATCGTCAACCTCAGTTCTATAACGAACTAAAAAACCCATCGATGTAACACCAATAGGACTATCACCGTCAATTGCTTCAAAGGTTACATTAGTAGGTTGAACATCTATCGCCTCGCCTCCTAGCGTTAAATCGGAGGTCATCTTTGCATGGGCTGAAACTATTGTGGCGTCGGCCTGTTCATCGGGGATATCGCCTGAACTAAGCACAGTAATAGTTACAGATAAAGACCAATCAAGGGTAGGTAGAGATGTGTTTTGCTCTGCGTCGTCATTACTCCATTCAATAATTAATGCCGGAAGTTGTGAGCGTTGAGCAAGGGGTATAATTCTAGACCTATAAATCCTCGTAGAAACTCCAACGGTTCCCGTTAAAGCTGTTTTTATTGCGTCGAGGATGTCTTCTCTTTTTGAGGCCATTTAAACTTTCTCCAATGAGATTTGACAAGTAAGGCCGTCTAATTCTTTTGAATTTGTGCGAACTTTATAATTCACCCCGTCAACAGTTATTGCATCGCCACCAACAAGAGTCCCAAAATCAGAATTTTTTACTAATACATTTCTATCTACAAAAATAACTTGATCACCTGCTACTACTTCACTTGGCTCATCTAGCACCCCATAGGAAGAAGTTCCCCCCGATACCACCGTGACGGTAAAGGGGGAATCAGCTCCAATCATCGCTGTTAAGTCGTCAGCAAATGACATCTAACTATTAAGTTGTGTACTTCTTAGAAGCGTAAGCAGTGACATTAACTGCCCCGGCGCCTGTTCCGCCAGCTACTACAGAAACCGCACGAACATAGCGCTTAAGGTCAGAAACGTTTAACGCGATCTGCTCAAATGCAGCGGTGTTAGCACTGGTCGTGGTGAACGATCCGCTTGAAATGTCAGTGAAAGTTGAGTTGTCAGCGCTTTCTTCAAGATGAAGTGCATAAGTAATACCACTTCCACCAGCTTCCGCTGAGAAAACGAACGCAGCGCTTCCTTCATAACCTTGAAGATCTACGCCTGAACCGTTAGCGGATGAAGCAAGAACATCGTTTGCAAGGATGTCAACGGCGGTTCCTTTAGAACCTAGATTTTGAATAGTCATTAGTCAGTTACCTCTTCGGTAGGGGTGGGTTTAGCTTTAGTAGCTTTTTTAGCTTTTGGTTTTGGTTCCTCTTTTTGAACCTCACAGACAACGGCTTCTTTTGCCTGCCCTGAATTAATTAGCTGTCTTGTTTCAGCAGGGGAAGCCTCGACAACCTCCCCAATCTGAACAACTTCGCCTTTTAATCCGAATGAACTTAAGGCTTCAATCTTCATTTATGCCCCTAGACAGAAGCTTGCTGGATGCTTAACAGCAACGTCAACATCTTGTAAGACTCTTACCCTTACGTTTCCAGAAGCGCCGCCTGTATAAGGATCTACTTGAAGGTCGAGCCCTGACCAATAACCAAGGATAAATTCCGAAAAATTCCCGAACCAGATGTCACCGGATTCGACTTGATTAGAGACGTAAAGTGGATAACCGTTGACGACTCCATCTTCATTAACAAAGCGACCAGAACCAGAATCTTTAGTCTTAACTTTCATCGCTCCAGCAATGTTGGCTCTAGTTACATAAGCAAGAGAACCAGTTAAAGCGTTAGCAACAGAAATATCAGATTCCATGTTGACTACATCAGCAAAACTAGGATCGTTGTTGCCAACGTTTTCAGTTGCGATACCTGTGACATTGTGAAGGCCAAGCGGTTCGCTGGAACTTCCTAACCCATAGAGAGCAGCGCGGTCTATTTCAAGAGCTAAAGTCTGAGCAAGTGAATTTCTTACAAGGGATTCAACATCTAAAGAAGATTGAATAAGAAGCTTGCGAGAAATATCTGTCATGGCCCCTATGGTTTTGGGACTCATATTTACTTGTTCAATACTTATATCGCTCTCAGTTACGTTTGAACCTTCGCCAATCCAATATGCGGTTTGACTCGATCCTTGGCGCGGAATTGAGATATTACCTGTGAGGCCGGTCAAGATTGTCGATCCGGTCTGGGCCAACACTGACGAATTGCGGAGCAATGAAATAAAATCAGAGCTAAGCTGTGTTGAAATCAGATTACCTCCCGCTGTATCTGGAGTCGTCTGCTGATCCCTTTTGAAAACTTCATTAGGGATTGTTATGCCTCTTGATGCTCTGCCAAGTTTTTGTGCGGCGGCTTCAGAAGCTTCTATTTCAAAAGCAGCGGCTTCACGCTTTGCAGCGCTACCGGGATTAGCAAGATAGTCAATTGCTTTAAGAACTGACCAACCGCGTGTTTCAGTTTGACTTAAACCAATGTTGGCTTCATCAACTTTTGGGGCAACCGCTTCCGGCTTCCACTCACGCAAAACAGCAGCATTAAATTCATCAACGCTACGCTCGTCTTTAATATATTGCTCGCCTAATTCGCTAAGGTTGTACTTAGTGGCAACAGTTTGAATCTCTTGGATTCTGGAACGCTCGGCTTTGATCACCTTTTGGGTGTCAACTTCTGAACGCACCTCCAATGTTTCTTTAGGAGTTGTGGTCATTTGAACTTGGGTAGATTTGGACGGTGCTTCAGTTGAAGCGGAGTCGTTAATACGCTCTGATAGTATATTATCCGATTCCTGCGTAGTAACAGCAGCTCTATTAATACCAATACTATTATCAGCCGGAATAGCAACGACTGAAACCTCGTAAGCTTCCCAACTGGTCGCTACCTGATCATCCCCCCGCTGTTCCATTTCCTTAATTACATAGCCAAAACTAATATTTCTAATGATCCCGTTTTTAATGTCTCTATATATAGATGATGCAAATTCTTCCTCGCTAAAACGGACTTGTGCATAACCTCGCTTTTTCTTCTCATCAATCCAAGCCCTTTCTACAACTCCAATTACGCCTGCGCTAGGGTCATGGTTCCAAAGGACAGGCGCACCGTCATTGAGCCTTGTTAAGTCTGCGCTTTTCTCTCTATGTTCTAAGACCTCATTACCAAAATAACGAGCTACAGATTGTTCTGAACTAAAAGGGAACTCAAGCGTGCGGTCTTCTTTTTCTACCTCCCTAACTTCTAATTTAAAATCACGTTGAACTAAGTTCTGTTCTAGGTCACGTTCCATTTTCTTCTGTAGTGTTACTAGATGTTTCATCTACTTTAGCCTGCGTAGGCGTATTAAGCTCAGTATCAAAAGAAAGCCCATAACTTTCAGCCATTTCAAGTTCATTTTTTCGTAAAATCATAAATTCCTCTAGATCCATACCAGATTGCTCTGCCAGAACTTGAGACTGTGTTTTGAATCCAGATTTAACCGCCAAGTTTGCAGCTTGCACTTCTTTCATTGGATCAACCCAGCCCCAGCCTTTAAACATCCACCTAACCATTTGAAACCGTTCGGGTTCTGTTTGATAATTTTGTAATTGCAGCGTGCCAGATAAAACAGCTAACTCTAACCACTCCTTATAAACAACATCTAAAAATACTTCACGTATTTGATATTGAAGCGCTTTAAAAGCTTCTTGATCTTGTAACAAACTTAAACGTGAACTTGAATAATTTGTTTTTGAATAATCTCTACTTATTGTTTCGTAGCTACAACCAATACCAGCGGCTAATGCTCTAAGCATCGCAGCAAGAAAAGGCTCAAATTGTCCATCGGGTGCATCTAAATTTGGTACATGTACAGATTCACCGGGAGCAAGATAACGAATTGCACCGGGTTCCATATCAAATACACGATCCCCATCACCATCTACATCATCTGAATTAACTTCACCTTCAGGAGATTGCACCCATGCCATAAGAGCTGAACTTGCTCTTGCTCTGATTAATTCACTTTGTTCGTAGCCTTCTAAATGATGCATCCTTTGCATTGCACTGGTTAACCAGGGAACGCCTCTTGTTTGCCCCGGCCTATCAAATTTTGCTAAATGAATGCACGAATCAGCATCTACAAATATATGTTTCTTTTCAGAAGTTGGCTGATTAACAAACATCGTATCGCCCGGATGCTTTGTTAAAAATGCATATTTTCTTGGTCTTCCCCAGTTATCTAACAACACTCCCATTTTCCATTCCCAACCCTTTTGAGTTGCTTTACCTACATAATTTTCGTCAACTAAATCAGCCTCAAGAAGTTGTAAAGCAAATGGAACAGAACTATCACCAAAAGTCTTGCCTCTTATCATTCTGATCCAGACTTCACCTGAAAGTATCCAGTTACTAACTGCTGACCTACATAAATCATCAAAGCATAATTTTCCTGCAACATCGCAAGAATCTGCCTTACCCCATTTAGACCATGCGCGTTCTATTTGATCATTAATTTTTGGGTCTAGCTTCCCTCCTCGCATTTTTCTTACTTGCGCCTGAACCCTAACACCAGTTCCAACCGTATTATCTGTTATAGACCTAAGCGCACCTTTTACATAATCAACATCATTATTTAATTGCCTTGCTCTATTTCTTAGCTTCGCAATACTTCCTTTTATATCACTATCAGCAGAATTAGTTGATGTAACCCAACCTGCTGTAAGTCGATCAACAGTCGCCCCAGCGAAGTCTCTTCGCTTTATTCTTTTTATAGCTCTTGGGTTTGGTTTCCAAAGCTCATTCCATGCATTTAAGATTCCCATGATTTAAAAACGTACAAACATTTGGTGAGGGTTGCCAAGACCGTTTCTTATTAACTCTGCTTTTTGCTCTCGCTTTAATTCGTATTTCAATTGTGTTTCTAATGCTCTTAATTCTCCTAATTCATATTTTTTAAGTGAACGTCCACCAATTGAATATTCTTTTATTACGCCGCCACTAACTAAAGTACGAATAGCAGATTGAACGCTTTCCAAATCCTGCAGAACCTGTGACTTTTCTTGTATAGAAGAAACTGAACCTGTATAGGCAAGACTTTGGAGAACTTCTAGCGACCCCGTGCCAACAGAGTATTCAGTACCACTTTTAGAAACTATTGCCTGCCAAAAATAATCTCCTTTAGTTAACGGGGCAGTGTCAGAAGTTGAAAGGTCAAATTGCCAACCTGTCCCATAGGTACTACCCGTTGTAGTCAAACCTGATGCACTATTTGTACGGATGTAATACTTAAGCACCCAAGAATCAGTACTTTGTATTGGGTCGCCGTAGGGATCAACTAAACTGTCATCCCTCCAAGTAACAGTAGTACCTGCACGCAATGAAGCGGGGATATTCATAAAGACCCCCTACCAATTTCTGACATACGACTGCTTAGGCATAGTATTCCTTGATTTTAGCGTGTTTTTGGAAGAAGAATTAAGCGAATTTAAAAGCTTTTTAGAGTAAGTTTCAAAGAATTTACCTTTAATAGTCGTTTTTAAGAGCAAAGAATAAGCAGAATAGGCATATACGCAGCAATCAAGTTTTTCTACTGCTTGATTTGGTTTCTTTTCGTATGTACTTACGGGGTATCCTTTGCTATTCGTTTTCTGTGTTCGATATTCTCCCGTCAGTTCATTAAAATATTCTTCTGTTGTCTCTGCGTGGAAATGAATTTTTCCTTCTCCCTTTATCTTACTAAAGATTCTGTCTTTTATGTCTTCTGTATTCAATAAATAAACAATCCCGCTTTTCTTTCTTATCTTCCCGCTGTAATTAATATCGACTCTTGACCCTTTACCAATAATCGGCCCCCCTGATCTACTACTACCCTTAATAGCAATAACACCTTTCCCTTTACGCCTCATGCAGTAATCGTAGACACTCTGCGTTGCAAGTCCTCCAGAGTCAACGGCACACGCACTGATCTTTAATTTTGCTCCGCTTGGGTGTTCATAATCAGCATTTAACAAAACGTCTAAAGCTCTCCAAACTTCACTCTGATTTGGGTCTCCTGCAATAACATTGTGATCGATAAGATACATCTGTTCAGCAAGTCCCGATGGGTCAGCCGCAAAACCCCAACAACTCACTTCTAGTCTTTGGGAAGCACTCCCTAAACCACCTTGTACGTCAACCCCAAGACATAGACAAACAACAGGTTCAGGAATCGTACCCGGCAAATAATCCCCCCTTGTCTCCATCAAAGCCTCAGCGTTTAACTTCGCCTGATATTCGTAGGAAAATGTCTCCGCTAAACGACTATTAGTAAAAGCACGTAATAAAGAAGGATCACTTTTAGCCCTTAGAAATTCGTCTACTATCTCGAACCAAGACAACCAACCTAAAGGGCTATTTAATCCATTTAACCAAAAGCCTGCTGTTTTCCCTGCATTTTCTGGCTTGGTTGCTCTCCATTCTCCTTTCCTAAGCATTGTTGTTTTGGCCGTTTCATCAAAACGCTCTTTACAAGAAATACATTCATATTCAACCTTGTCTAATTTCTTTGAATCAAATTTAAGTTGCTCAAAAATCAAGACCTGATGAAAACCACAAACAGGGCAAGGCACATAATATTTACGCTGATCACTGGCTTCATATTCGGCCTCAATTCTGCATGTATCTTTTATGGTCGGCGTTGATGTAAGTAATATTTTTCTTCTTGTATAGGTAGAAGCTCTTTTTTCAGCTAGAGCAACAGGGTCGCCCTCACCGTCTACATCCCCCGGATACGCCGATATTTCATCAAGCCCGATATACCTAGCAGGCATTGAACGCAAAGAACTTGCGCTATTGGCGCCCGTAATAATGAGAACACCCCCCGGAAATATTTTTGCTAGTTGACTATTTCCACTATCACGACTTCTAGGCGGTGGGATCTTCTCAGCTAAGCATGGAGTCTCTTGCAACATCCCTTCTAACCTTTGCTTGCTCAACCTCTGCGCCATTTGCAAAGTTGGCTGACAAATAAGCATGGGACCGGGTGAATAATCTATGCAATAACCAATCCAATTATTCATACATTCAGTCTTACCTGTCTGAGCCGCAAACATTAATACAACTCTTTGAATTGGATTATCACTACTCAAACATTCCATTACTTCACGCATAAAAGGCGTTCTATCCGTCCTAAATTTCCCCGGCTCGCTACTTCCACGACTTGAAAGCACTCTGTATTTATCAGACCATTCATCAACAGTTAAGGGTTCCTGTGGTTTTAGCCCTTTTAAAAATCCTTCTTCCCAAGCGTTCATGATTCCACCAACTGCTCTAGAGCTGCTCTATGTTCCTGCGTTAATAACTTATGTATTACTTGCGGGTCTGTTTCTCCTGCTACCTGACTTGCTAAACGATCTGCCAAATTTGCCAAACTTTCCCTAATAGCTCTACCCATTTCAAAACTACTTTTTTTAATTTCAGTAACAGGTATTAGGTCTTTCTTTTGCTGCTGTACTTGCAACTGAGCTAAGGAAGCTTGCCAATGTTCTTTCCTTGCTCTACTCGTATTGAAATCAGGTATTGCATCATCAGGCAAAGCATCAATCTGCTTTTTTAATTCCTTTTTCGACTGCGTAGTAATAACAGGCTTATGCACAATTGAAGTTGTGCTTTCCCATAACTTCAAACCTAAGTCTTTATCAATTAATTTTTTCTTGCCACTGTTGACAATTGCGCCCTCTAATTTTCCATCCTTAACAGCCTTTGAAACCCGCTGCCTTGAAAGGCCTTTGACTTTTGCAAAGTCTGAAATAGTTAATAGCATTTTACGTTTGTCAACACTACCACTATATATAGTTGTCAACTTGTCAACAGTTCTCAATAAGCCACGCTAGTTTTTGCTCGAGCTTTCAGATGACC